CTATTTCTTGCTCACTAATATATCCATATAATTCATCATAATCAGCACTATTAACACCATCCCAATTTATTGTAGATGGATTTACATTTGGTTCTATTGTTGTAGAATCAAATGGTCTATTTTTAATTACATCCGATAATGGATTAATTGGCCTTCCCTTAACTACATTTCTTTTAGCGATGCGTACACCACGTTCGTTTTTTTTAGGAAGATTTAGAGAACCACCTTCTTTAAGTTTTTTGACAAACTCATCTCTACCAAGTCCACGCTTCATAGGTTCTTTTTCATTACCCATACCAGCTTGACCTCGTTTTATAGATTCTGCCTTTTTTTGTGCTCTATTCTTTTTAAACATTGTTTATGAAATTACGCTAAATGTATAATCATCATCAAAGAAATAATCAGTTCCATTGATACTAACTTTAAATTCTATAATATACACCCTATCAACTTCCCAATTAGATAAATTTAATTTAAAGTAATTTCCATCGGAATCACAACTTAATTTTGTATAATCTGAAAATGGAACTACTACTTCACCTGAATGATAGTCGGATATTTGATAATATGATGTTATTGGTAAAAATTTACTAATACTATATTGTAATGTTGATGAGAATGTTTTTATTGGATATAAATCTCTACCAACTACTCTTAATTTTGGAGTTGTATTTACTTTATATTCTTTTTTAAAATTTTTAATTCCAACTTTTATTTCTTCCGATGTTAACTCAGTCAACGAACCAGTTGAAAATGATGTATCATCCCAACCTATTCTAACTTTTGGTTGATGAATGGTGTTTGTTTCTTTACTAAAAAACCTAAGAATACCATAATCATTTGTATCTGTTTCTTTTGAAAATGGTAATTTTAGAATGATTCCATCATTTGGAATAGAACCACTAATCCAATCAATCATAATATCTTTGATATCTATATAAACATCGGTAGTTTTATATTCAAAGTTTTGTAATGAAGAAGATGCGTAATAAAATGTTCCACCTTTGCCTTCATAAGAACCAGTAGATACACTACTAAACTCAGATGTTTCCAACCATCTTAGTGTAGAATCACCTTCTCTATTATTCCAAGTTACACCCGATGTTGTAATATCATCAAAACGAGTACCATTACCCATTTCCCAACTTTGTGAAATTGGATATGCTTCTAATGTAAATTCTAATGGAAGTTCTTCTGATTCGGTTTCTTTTAATATAAGGGTTGCTTCAGACATTGTTACAGACCCATCTGCTAAGCTAGATGATAATCCAGTTACATCAAATTTAAGAAGTGCTCTGGATACATCTTTGATGTTACCATAATAAACCTTACTAACCTCTAATACCTCATCTAAACCAGCGTTTTGGTCGGGTTGTTGTAAGTACACCGATGCATCTTTTGATGCTGTTAAAAAATAGTATGCCATTATCTTGCCCTCCCTTTAATATCCGAATCTGGAAATTTAACTTCGAAAACCGATGGGTCTAAAGATGGATATAAAATCTTATCTTTAATCGCCGCTTCTATATTGTATGAGTTTGGTGAATACTGTCCACCACATTTATTTACAATTTTTAATTTTGTAACCGAACTTACACCATCAACATTTGCTATAATTAATTCCAATTCTGAAAGATTGATTGTATTATTAAAAGTCCAATTATCAATGTTTAGATAATCCTTTAATTCGGTTATACATTCGGAAATTACTTCACTTTTATTATAATTTTTAAAGTAATTACTTCAAATTCAACACCAATATTAATAATAAATCCATCATTGATATTAATACCATCTGTTAAAACTTTATATTCATTTAAATAAGTTTTTAAGTTTTCTTTTATTGCTCTATTTAATGTTGATAATTTCTTATTTGAATCATATCCTAATAGATAAAGATTTATTGCAAATGGATTATTTTTTTCATTATCATTTGAAGTTTTGCCTATTAAAAAGTTTTTAATTTCAGTTTGAATACTTTCTCTATTTGGTTCTTCATCTTCTGGTTTGTTTACGAATGATTCTACTAAATCGGTAAATTCTTGCAGAACTTTTGGTGAAGAAAGAATTGATGATGGTGAGTTGTTATCCAATGTACCATCTGCCGTAGCGTATGCTTTAGCAATTGCCCCAAACTTAGTTGGCATCGATAATGTTCTTACTTCATAATCTTTAGCAGTTACCGCTCTATTTTGTGAACCAAAGTTTGCTAAAGCGTTTTGTCTAATCTCTTCGATTGTATCCCCACCTTTACCACCAGTTGCAGGAACTTCATTATCTACTGCGATAGAGTTTTTAGCCGCATTGTATAATGATAGTTGTGCTTGTGTAAGTAGTGATGTATCCTCTTCATACTCAATATTATTAATTTGAGTAATAGTACCTTTTTTAACATTTGATTTAGAACCACCTCCAACTAAATATTTTACAGTCATTGTTGTATTCGATGGTGATGAACCATATGTTTTTGTTTTTAAGAAGTTTGTTGGGTCAAATGATTCTTCTAATTTAGAAATAGAATTAGGTAATCCCAATCCAACATTTTTAAATGAAGGAATAATTGTTTCTTCACTAACTGTTGGGTCTCCTGCTCCGAATTGAATAGTTGTTGTACTATCTGGGTTTATTTTCTTTACAAATCTACGAGATGTTTTAAGTGTATTTAATATATAAGGAACTGTTGATTTAAATTGATATAAATCTGGGTCATTGTTTTCAGTATTTGGATAATCCACAAATACTAACTCCTGGGCTAAGTAAGGAACTTCATGCCATTTGTTACCATTTGAATCTCTTACATCATAGATATCAATAATATTTGTATCTGATAAATTTATGCTTTGAAATTCTTCATAATTACCAAATGTTACTTCTTCAGTTTTCACTTCTGCGGATATTCCCTTTACTAACTTTTTTACTAAGTAAAAAGATGCCTCTCCACTAACACTATCCCTTTGATATATTGTTATTTCTCTATCCAATTCATCATTGAAATCTACAACATCTTGTGTTATAAATTGTACACCATTTGTAGATTCAACTCTCATTCCTTCTTTAATTCTTAAAAGATATGTTTCATCATAGGTATTATTATTTCCACTACCAATAGCAGGTACTAATTGATAAACCGAAAGAGTTGTTACTGCTGGTGCAGTTACTTTTGGTTTATATCCCAAATATTGTGAAAGTGCTATCACATTCTCAATATCATCTGCATGTGTCATTAATGATTCCTTTAAGGTATCATCAACATAATATGAAAGTGAATCACCAACATAAGATGCCATTTCAATGAACATCATACCTGGCGATGATTCGTTAAAATCAGAATATGTAGTAGGGAAATAAGTTTTAGCAAACTCAATTAGATTTTCTCTAAATTGCGTAAAATCTTTATTAAGGTATTTTATATCCTTACCTCTATTCTTAAAGTTTTTTGATGTTTTTGTAATTGCCATATCTTATTATCCCTGAACTGTGAATGTTAGAGTTTCTAAATTAATATCATCTCCTATTCTAAATTTAATCGAAACATTTAATCTATTATTATCTCTCAACTCATCAGTTGCTTCAATATCAATTTCCTCCGCTGTAACATAAGGTAACCATTGAGATAAACTTTCATTAATAGTATCTTCTATTCTACCTTCTAAATCATCTACATTTGGTTCAAACAATAATGATTGTAAACCACTTCCAAATTCGGGTTGTAAAATTCGTTCCCCTCTTTTAGTAAGTAGAAGATTTTTAATATTTGATTTGACTTGGTCTTTAGTTAAAAACGATTGTTCGAATGTATTCTCACCAAAAGTTAATGGTAAAGTGATACCAATTGCATAATTTGAATATGCAGCGGTATCTTTAACAATTTTTCTACCAAGCTCAACAGCCATAATCTATATTACATTCCTGGTCTCCAAGGACCTTTCTTTTTATCAATCGCTTTCATTAAACCACTATAATCTCTATTTAGTGCTTTATCCAATGCAGCGTTTCCAGTCTGAACACCTAAACCTTGCTTTGGTGCCATTTCTCCGTAACCCATTTTTTGTGCTATATTTGATGCACCTAATGTATGTGTATCATTAGTAGTGAAAGACATAGTTCTATACTCTTCACCAGTTGATTGTCTTTGTGTTGAGTTAAATGGTTGTGTTTGTGCCAACACTTCATTCAACACTGGATTTTTGCTCAAAGTTTTTTGTTGTTGAACTTTTTGTTCTACCATAGGTTCACTATCCATAAAAGTTGGTTGTTGGGGTTTTTGTGGTTTTAGAGCCTCTCTTAATTGTTTGTTTTCTTTCAACAATTTAGTCATCTCTTTTTTTACACCTTCTTTAACTAACTTTGGTAGTAATACTTTGATTTCTTCCTTTACAATGATTTGTATTGCTTTTACTAATTTATCCGTATCCATTATAAAATGTTTTCCTTTCTATATAAATATTTGTTTTGGGTTTTTTTGTTTTTTACTCACACTTAGTACCACCCATTTTGATTTGTTTTTTGAAATCACTAAGAATTTCATTAATATCTTCTTCACCAACTTCATCTATCACATCTTCTGGTAGAGTTGAATCTACTACATTATTGAATGCAACATTACCTCCCAATAAATCATTGATATCAACTTCAGGTTCTGGTATTGGGTCTACTATACCACTTATACTACTTCCATCGTTTTGTTCTATTACAGGCGGTTCACTACCATCTTCAGATGGAAAGTTGATATTTGGAATAGGAATAATAGGTGGAATTAAGTATCCAGTCCAAGCTATAATGCCAGGTGCAGGAACGGGTGTTGGTGCACCAGGATATAATGATGTTGTTTGTATAAATCCACCAATTGAAAATAAATGTACTATTGCCGCAAGTACAAACATATTAACCATTATGATTTGCTTTGATGCGGGTTTGATTGGTGGATAGATTGGCCAAGTACCAACATTAGTTACAATGTTAGAATTTACTTGTATATTTTGTATTGAACCGGGTGCTGGTATAAGTGGGATGGGGAATGGTCTCATTTGTGCACCAGCCCAATATGCTTTTACACCATTTCCAAATTCATTTACCAAAGAAAAATCAACACCCGGTGGAGTTGTTAAACCTTTTAGTAATGCGGCCCTGAAAAGAGTTTTCATTATTTCCACATTACCAGTTTGAATTGATTCTAAATTAATAAAATCTTTTCCTCTTTTTACAGCGGCATCATATTCCTCTGCCCAAATAGTTGCAACCTCATTTATATCCAAAGATGGGTTTCTAACTGGGTTTGTTTTTCTTAATATATTTCGTTTGAATAATCCCCAAGACATCTTAACCTATTAAATCAG